AAAAGAATTTATATTTGACATATATTTATAATTTTATTTTTATTATATTTTTTATATTTTATTGGCCTCCACCTCCGCCAGCATCTTGTGATATAAAACAATCTGCGGTTGCCGTACCAACAGTAAATCTAGCTTTACATGTTCTAATAGTAGCGTTTGGATTACTAAATACATATAAAGTTGTGCTATGTCCACTGGCTTCAGATGTAGGATTTCCATATATCCAACTGGTACCATATCCAGTATCTATAAATGTAAGAGACCATGAAGAAGATGATGTAACAGTAATTTGATCTGTAGTTTTAGGTGTCCCATCATTATTAAAGTATAATGAAGTTGCGCTTAAAGAAACACTATCATTACTCTTATGGGGAGCTTGTTGTATAATTCCATATAAAGAAAACATGCTCATATTTTAAATAAAAATATTTTAACTTAAGCTACCAAATCCAACCCATTGAGTAGAACTTCTCTTATATACCATGGCTCCAGTGTATTGATCTCTTATTTTAGTAGAAGAATCTTTTGTTAATAATGTTGCACCAGTTGAAGCACTAAGAGTAATAATTCCCGTCCCCATATTTACTATAGTTGTCTGAAAACCTATTTCAAGGTTAGTTGGTAGATATATTGTAACAGTTCCGGTTGCTTCTAATATTTTGTTAAGAAGTGATGATGTTAAAGTCATTGATGATGATGTAGTTGCTATAGAGACATCAACATTTGCGGATAAACCCTGCACTCCTTGTAATCCCTGTAATCCTTGTGTGCCTTGTAAACCCTGAACCCCTAATGTTCCTTGTACTCCTTGTGTGCCTTGTGTACCTTGTGTGCCTTGTGTACCTTGACTACCAGTACTACCGGGACTACCGGCTAAACCTTGTATTCCAGTTGAACCAATTAATCCTTGAGTTCCTTGCGTTCCTTGTGTTCCCTGTGATCCTTGTGTTCCCGCCGTACCTTGTGCTCCAGTCGCTCCAGTTAAACCTACTCCAACAGATCCCTGTGTTCCTTGTCTTCCTTGTATACCTAATGTTCCTTGTGTTCCCTGAATTCCTTGAGGTCCAGATCCAGCTAAGCTGGAATCCACTCTTAAATATCCACTCTGCCATATAAAATCTGTACTTAAAGATGCTTCAGGAATAAATTGATCAGTATCTATTGTTTCTGAGAAAAATGGCTTTATCGCCCACCATTTATCTGGGTCATTTGAACATGGATCTAACACAAGAATATATCCTGAGGATGCATCACTTCCTAAGGATACATCTAATAAATTTTTCAGATATGTTATTGTATTAACAGAAGTATCTAAAGAAATGTTATTTATTTGATTTTGTAAACTATCTATTTGATTTAAAATATTAGTTTGTTGAGATGAGATGTCTAAATATTGTTCTGTTATATAATTTATTGTTCCTGTATGTTGATTTAAAATTGATAAAGTTTTTCCTAAGTTATCAAATAATGTAGAAAAATCTTCTATATTATTTGAATTTGTGCTATCTGTTACAATTGCTTGTGTATCATCTAATAAATAATCAGATTTAATATTGAGTCTGAATGAATATGATGTGCCAAAGCCTGATGGCCCACTTTGTAATTTTTTTATAGAAGGAATAACAATTTCCATTCCTCCTGGGCCATAATACTGTGTGTTTCCATATGCAGAATCTAAAAATAATACTCCTAATAAATTAGTTGCTAATATTTTATCTAAAGATTTATTATAAACAGAATAATATATTAAGATAGTATTAAAATCATATGAATCATCTTCTGAATATCCCGGAGAAGGAAGAGCTAAATCATCAAATGATACAGTACTATCTCCTAATATATCCTTTATTTTGTTTATATCAAATTCTATAGATAGACATTCAACATTTGATCTTTTTAATCTTATTTCAGAAGGGCCAGATCCCGATGATAAAGAGTATTTTAGATAAAGATTATAAACACTATTGGTTAAATATGAATCATCATTTATGTAATATTTATTAGAATCTCCATTTTGATATAAATTATCATAAGTCCACCACCACCCAGGAATATAATTTACGTTATCATCTGAAACATATAAATTATAAGTTGCATTTGCACACATCAATTTTGTACTTGTATCAACTTGATCATAATACGCTTTAATATCTAATCCGTCTGGATGAGGCTTTGTGTAAGGATTTCTTCCCATTATGTTTGTTTGCCCCGATGCAATAGACATTCCATGATAATAATTATCATCTTCTATTTGTTTAAACCAAACCGGAGTTTGGCCAAACGATGTTGGCACTAGAATATAAGTTTCGTTATATGTTCCAAATGTATCTGTTCTTACAGAGCCAGCACTAATTGTTCCTATAGCCTTAACAACAGAATTGTATCCAACCGAAGAATCCGTGTCCATTTCTTCTTTCCAATATAAACCGGCTGGAGTGCTAACTGGTGTCCATCTAATAGCACCGGTTTCTTTAAGCCATTTCCAAAAGATTCTTTCGGATACAGTTGTAGATAAAGCTGGATTATAATTTGGATTTGATGTTAAAAAAGTTTCAAGATTTAATGCATAATTCTGAAAGCTTTCTGCTACTATAACTCTTCCGTCTTTAATGCTATTAGAATCTAACCAAGATTTAAATGCTCCGGGAATAGCTAAAACATTGAATCGATTAGAAGTAGATACATAAGAAATATTTGGCGCATCAATAGCTGGAATATTTAATAACGCATAATGAGATATTTTTACTACATTATTTCTTTCATTAATGTTAAGACCAATATCCTCGAGCGCACTAGAGAAAGTATACATCGTGCCGCCTTGAGTACGCATTCTTTTAACAAATGGTGTAACAGATGCCATATTTATTTTATTTTATTTTATATATCTTTAAGATTAAAAAACTTACCTTTATGCATTAATGTATATTGAAACATCATATGTAGTAGATGCATCAAATATATTTTGTATTTTTACAAGATATGTATTTGACCATCCTGATGTAGGAGAAGCATTTCTCCCTCCAGCTAAATCAATGATAGCATTTTGATTAGGTAACCTTACATTCCAGAATTTATAAAGTTTATAAAAAATATCATCTACTGTAGTAGTATTTAATGAACAATTATGTGCATTAAATAAAGCAAATGATCCTGTTGTGCTAAAATCTGGAGGCAATAATATTGAAGTAAGATTTGTATTATTTTGAACTTGAAATTGCATATTACTTCCTGCTCCTAAACCTGTTAACCCTGATACATCTAAAGTTCCTGTTAAACTACAATCATGTGCTCTATAATATGAAAATGCTTGTGAAGAAACCGGGTTAAGTATTTGTGTAAGATTCGGATTATTATATACATAAAATGTTCCGCCCAGTCCTGTTAAACCAGATACATCTAAAGTTCCTGTTAAATTACAATTATATGCTAAATAAGCTGAAAATTGTTCCGAAGAAACAGGATTAATTATTCGCGTAAGATTTGGGTTATTATTTACATAAAAATATCCCCCCAATCTTGTTAAGCCAGATACATCTAAAGTTCCAGTTAAATTACAATAATGTGCCGTATATTGTGAAAATAGTTGTGAAGAAACCGGGTTAAGTATTTGTGTAAGATTTGGATTATTATATACATTAAATGCTCCGCCCAGTCCTGTTAAACCAGATACATCTAAAGTTCCTGTTAAACTACAATCATGTGCGCTATAATATGAAAATCTTTGTGAAGAAACTGGATTAAGTATTTGTGTAAGATTTGGATTATTATTTGCATAAAATGTTCCGCCCAATCTTGTTAAACCAGATATATCTAAAGTTCCAGTTAAATTACAATAAGATGCTGAATAAGATGAAAAGTATTCTGAAGAAACTGGATTAATTATATGTGTAAGATTCGAATTATTATATATATTAAATACTCCACCTAATCTTGTTAAACCAGATATATCTAAAGTTCCAGTTAAATTACAAAAAGATGCTGAATACTCTGAAAATTGTTCTGAAGAAACTGGATTAATTATATGTATAAGATTTGGATTATTAGATACATTAAATCCTCCTCCTAATCTTGTTAAACCAGATACATCTAATGTTCCAGTTAAATTACAATCATGTGCTGAATAATATGAAAATTGTTCTGAAGAAACTGGATTAAGTATTTGTGTAAGATTTAGGTTATTATTTACATAAAAATATCCACCCAATCCTGTTAAACCAGATACATCTAAAGTTCCTGTTAAATTACAACTATATGCTGAATAATATGTAAATTGTTGTGAAGAAACCGGATTAAGTATTTGTGTAAGATTTCGATTATTATATACATAAAATTGTCCTCCCAATCCTGTTAAACCAGATACATCTAAAGTTCCAGTTAAATTACAATAATATGCCCTATACTGTGAAAATTGTTGTGAGGAGACTGGATTAAGTATTTGTGTAAGATTTGGGTTATTATTTACATGAAAATATCCTCCTAATCTTGTTAAGCCAGATACATCTAAAGTTCCAGTTAAATTACAACTATATACTGAATAATATGTAAATTGTCGTGAAGAAACCGGATTAAGTATTTGTGTAAGATTTAGATTATTATTTACACTAAGTGAAGATATATCTGTTATATTAGATATATCTAGTGTACCATATAAATAACTGCTTTGCATATTAATCCCATTGATACTAGACGTTCCTCCTGTAGTTCCAGCATAAACTTTTACGCGCTTAAGCCCCGCATAATTATATGTATGACTAAATAAATTTGCATCTAAAATACTGCCATCTCCTAAATCCCAGTGTAAAACTCCAGATGTAACTGTAAAAGAAGGACTAAACGCATTTGTACTCGCTTCAGTGTAAAAACTTAATATATAATCATCTATTTGATTATTGTAATCATAAGAAATAGGAATTTTATTAATTGATAATGGCGTGCCATTTAAAGATAAGATATATTTACTCATATTTTCTTAAAAAAATAAAACTTATTTATAAGTAGTCCAAACAGCACCATATGATGGATCATAATTTATGCATATAAATTCTCTATATGAACTTGCATCACTTGTATTAACATTGTATGTTTCCATTGTTTTCGCGTTTAATAGAATAGTAAATGGATCAGAAGTTACTAGCGAACCATCAAAATAAATACCAACAACCTGAGAAACATTATCATTTTTTAGTATAATACTATTAGCATTTGTTATTTTGTAGTAAGGCTTATTTACATCAATAACTTTATAATTTGGAAAATTTTCAATTGGCCAATAGTTACTATCAGTACACGGATCTCTTGGAACAAATGCAGAACCAATAATCATTTTATAATAATCATAATCTGCGGTTGTTATGTTTTCATATAAGTTGGTATATTGATTTTTAACTATTAAATTGTCTGCAACAACCGATACAAATTCTCCATTTGAAGCTTTTATTCTTCCAGTTGTATTAACCGGAGCGGTTATATTTCCATCAGATTCATTGTAAAAAGTATCCAGATAATTTTTTATCTCATCATTATTAAAATTAATAATATAAGGAAGCTCTGGTATTAAAGTGTTTAAGTATAATTTTTTAATATTCATAGTAAATATTTTTTTATTTATATTTATATATCTTCAGATAAACATATAATAGCGTTGCATTAAATAAAAAATAATCATTTTTTTCATAAAATATATAACATATAAAATCTATTAATTATTCATCTTTAAAACTAAAATAAAATGGAAGAAGTAGGTATTGAATTTTTCAACTGGGATGTTTATGCTGACGGATACACAGGTGATTCCAAATTAATTCCCAATTATTTAATTAACGGTTTAACAAAAGATGTTAAAGTTTTCTCTAGAGAACCTTATGCACAAGATCTTTATGAAAAGTATACAGGTAAAAATCTTGGAGTAATAAGGAAAGATCTAAATATTGGCGATATTGTGCCAGTAACAAATATATTTAATGTAAGAGAAAATTTTATAGATATTGAAATAGCTGGTGGTTTGACTGTTACTATTGATTTAACACGAGAAAAGAAACTTATTCAAGTTTATGGATATAATACTCCTAAACAATTTACAGATGCATTAAAAGATAGAGAAAATGTAAAAGAACTAATTGGACTTGGTTTATATGCATATATTTTAGAATCTGTTCCATCTATAAAAATATCTTTGTGGCAAGGACATCTTAATGCTGTTAGAAATGAATTTATGCAACAGATAACTAATCAAGATAAAGCATATAAAGCGAAAATTGTTAAAGCTAATAAAGGAGGATTCTTCGTAGAAGTTCAGGGTCTTGAAGCATTTATGCCAGGTTCTTTAGCAGCTCCAAATAAGATTATAGATTTTCAATCATATGTAGGAAAGGAAATTATAGTTATGATTGAAGATTATCTAAAAGATATGAATTCTTTTATAGTTTCTTATAAAAAATATCTATCACATATTCTTCCTATTAAAATTCAAGAATTAGATTTATATAAAAAATATGTTGGATATGTTACAGGGACTTCTAAGTTCGGTGTATTTATAGAATTTGACAACATGTTTACAGGATTGTTGCATGTGTCTAAAATGGATGAACAAACTAAAATAGAATTTGAAAAGAATAATTTTAAACCCGGTGATAAAATAGAATTTTATATATCTGAAATAGCTAAAGATAATAGAATAATTCTTACAAAAGAAAATCCAGAGCAAAAATTGAAAAAATTAGAAATATTTATTCTTGAAAATAAAGATAAAATATTAGAATCAAAAGTTGCGGCAGTTATGAATTTTGGCATAATTGTTAATGTAGAAGAATTTAGTGGTTTAGTACCATCAAAAGAATTTAAGAAAAATAAGATAATGATCAATAATTTTTCAATAAATGATACGTTAAATGTTATATTTGATGAATTTAAAGATAATAAATTATTTTTTAAACTACCTCCCGTAGAAACGATAAACAATAAAGATAAAAAGAGGAACTTATAAGTTCCTCTTTTTTTTGAATATATAAAATAAAAATAACTTTAATGATAAGAGCTAAAAAATATTCTATACTTGAAGTTCTCAATTTCACTGACGTAGGATTAATATTTGAATTTTATTCAACGAAAGATACATCATTTATAGTTGAAGAATTGAGTAAAGCAGTTAGTAAAAATATTATTGTCATATATGATAATACTTATAGAGCTTCTTACTCAACAGCATTATTATTAAAAGAATATGATTATAAAAAAGCGAGATATAAATTCATAATAGCACCGCAAAATTATCACTCAATTCCTCCTATAATAAATGAATCTTGTAAATGGATATCTAAAAATTGTGAGACAACATTAGATACAAGATTAAGTATATCTTTATCATTTGATCACTCTCATCTTCAAACACTAACTACTATATCTCAAATGAACCCTATAGATTTAATTGTTAAAATTGATGAGAATGAAATTTATACTAGATTTCCAGATCAAAAAAATTCTCCTTATGCATTATCATTTAAATCATTTTTTCCTGTAACAAATTTTATAAATGAATCATTAAGTGAAAGAAATCTTAAATATTTTATTGATACTAAGTACGCAAAATATTATGGAATTAATTTTAAAAATTATACACAAGGAATATTAGAATATAATTATATTGGAGGTTTAAATTATTGCGATAAAATAAAGGAAATACAAGAATTACTAGAATATTTTATCATGAAAACATATCAAAGTTTAAATGATGAACAATACAGTAAAAGAGATAATTATGAGCTGAAAAAAATAATAGAAGGATTTGAAAATTTTCAAATGGCTTATTATGATCCAATGATATTCTTAAAAGAGTTCAAAGATATAAAAGTATTTATAGATCTTAAACAATCTATTCAATTAATTAAAACATATTGGGATAAAATAAGAGATGTTTTATTTAAATTAATAGTAAATGGAGGACTTAAATCCGGCTTATTTAATTATGATACTGAAACTAGAAAATGCCAATTAAAAAATGCAAATATAAAAAATGTTTATATTAATGATGTAGATTTTGTTTCATGCGAATTAAATGGAATAATAGAAAGCTGCAGATTAATAAATTGCAATATCAATAAATCTATATTATGTAACACAGATGTTCATATGGGAAATAAAATATCAGAATCTCATCTCATTAATGTATCTTTGCCTTCAAATAATATTGTTAATAAATGTGTAATAGAGAATAATGAAGAACTTATTAATTGTGATATTAATGAAAGCTTAATAAAATTCGCAACTATAGGAAAAAGAGCAAAAATTGATGAAAAAAGTACAATAATTTTTAGAAAAGAAGAAACATTGCCCCCCAATAAAATGTCAGGAATTAATGTAAATGAAATTAGAGATTATAGATGGATAAAATCAATGAGAACATCGGAAGATAAAGGATTTGTTAATTTATACAATAAAAATATGTTTAAAAATAAGTAAAAAAAATGACTTTACAAGAATTTATATCTTTGGTTAATGATGAGATTACTGCATCTGCATCTATTCCATTTTCTTTACCTCCAAATGAATTGGAACGTATCGTAAAGATTGAGCAAGAATGGATGTATCGAGAATATCGTGATGCTGTACAAGACGGATGGTATCTTTTAGATAAAAAGTATTATACTACACCTGAGTGGAAACACACTAGAACATTTCAGATGCCGGATTGTGTTATGGCTATCAAGTATATATATGAATTGACAGGCGGACAAAGAGTTTTTGGTATTCATGATCCAGATTTATCATTTGATAGATTGATTGCAGCAGATCTATATTTAACACCTCTTTCATCTGATCAAATAACATATAGAACAGTACAATGGAGTTTCTGGGATTTAGCTAAACAATTTAATTTAAGAGATATACAACATCATTTTAACATAAACACAAAAAGATTAATTATTACAGGAAGAGACCCGACAGAATCTTTATGGGTATCTACTCTAAATAAAATTCCTGAAGAAAATTTATATGAAGATCCTATATTTCTAAAATGGGTTGTAGCAAAAGGAAAAATTCAGTTATCTAGAATATTGGGTACATTTAATTATTCTCTTGTTGGAGGAGTACAAATTAATTATACAGATATTAGAGCACAGGGTGAAGAAGAATTAAAAGAATTAAAAGAAAAGATTAAGAGCGATTCTCCGGCAGATTGGTTTATGATGATTAATTAAATAAATTTATATGAAGGCGAAATTTGTTAAAGAAATTTTACTTGAAAGAGAATATTCATATTATCAATTAAACGAGACATCTCATGCTAAATTAGGTAAATTTAGTTTTAAAGATTTTAAAAAATGGGATGCCGGTGGAATTGAACATATACAATATAAAGATGACGATAAACTTTTTAATAAAAACCCACTTCCAACAAAAATAAAAAATAATAATAGTAGAGGAAAGAAAATAACTTTTAAACAATCACAAGATTTCTCAAAAAAATTAATTGTAACTACTAAAGATGGAGTTAAAATTTATTCTGTAGATGGTACACACATAAGAAATGAAAAAGGAACCGGATTTGATGTAGATTTTACGATGGGAGGACATGCTTATATTTATCCAAATTATATCCCCGAAGATGAAGTTTGGATAGATGAAGATATGGATAATGAAGATAAATACACAACTATTATTCACGAACTTATAGAAAGAAAAGAAATGAAAAATCGACACATTCCCTATAATAAAGCTCATGATGATGCATCAAAAAAAGAAGAGAGAATAAGAAGAAAAATAGAAAAAGAAACTGGCACGGAAGATTAAGTTATAAAAACAATAGCTATAAGGGAGACATGTCTCCCTTTTTGTTTTTAAAAGATATATAAATAAAAAGAAATATGATACGAGATATCTATATAAGAAATCCCGAAGATCCTAATTATAAATATGGAGTATTAGAGCATTCAGATGTGATAGAATCTATATTATCGAAAATTAAAATGATACTTGGAACTACACCTGGACAAGTATTTGGCGATTTAGCATTTGGAGTAGGTCTAGAAGATCTAATATTTGAAACAAAAATAAATAAAACTGCATTAGAACAAAAAATTAAAACACAATTTAGTCAATATATTTCTGAAACTAAAGATTATAAAATAGAACCTGTCGTTTCATTTGGAAGAGCCGATGGATATGATTATGCTGTTATAGATATTTTTATAAATAATGAAAAAATGATAGGCATATTAGTAAAATAAAAAATAAAATATGGAAATTTTTAATACAGCTCGAATAAGATTTGCAGAATTATATAATGATGCCATTGACTTTATAAAAAAACAATATGATGACGTAGAGAACTATTTCTCAATGGCTTCTCCAATGGGGCAATTACTTCAAGTTATATTACATTATGGAAGAATGATTCTATTTTATATAGAAGATTCTATTACCGAGTTAAATATAAAAACTGCCTCGAGAACACAAAGTATAAGAGGCTTGGCTGCTTTAACTGGTCATAATCCATCAAGAGCAATGGCTGCAAGAGGCACACTAACTTTATCATATACAGGAGAAAAATTACCGCTAGGTGTACAAAAAGTTTCAATACCAAATTACACAATGTTGGCAAATAGCGATAATGGTTTAACATATACAATAGTTTTACCAGGTGAAGAAGCCATATTTAATTTTGATAACATTAATAATACGTTAGATGTTAATGTTGTGCAAGGAAAAATAGAGTATCAACAACTTACTGGATCAGGAGATCCTCTTCAATCTTTTAATATTCAAAATAAAAAGAGCTCATATATAGATCAATATTATGTAAATGTTTATATTGATGGAGAAAGATGGCAAGTAGTTGATTCTATATTAGATATGGCCTTTAATCAAAAAGCTGTTATGATTAAAACTGGCCAAACGGGAGGAATTGATTTATTTTTTGGAAATGGATATAATGGCGCTATCCCTAGAATGGGATCTACTATTTTAGTGGAGTATCTTATTACAGATGGAGATTTAGGAAATCTTAATAAAATGAAAAGTAACTTAAATAATACATGGAAATTTACAACATCTGCATATTCATTATCCGGTGATCCTATTGATCTTAATAAATATTTAAGAGTTAGTATAAAAAATGAAATAATGTTTGGAGCTCCAGAAGAACCTCTTTATTTAACTAGATTATTAGCACCTAAAGTTTCTAGAAGTTTTGTTTTAGCTAATACCGATAATTATATTTACTTTTTAAGAAAATTGAATATTTTTACAGTTATTGATGCTATTCCAGGATTTGCTACATTTGAAGACAAATACATTCTTGATAAATATAATCAATCAAAAACTATTTATGAACAATTAAATGAACAATATAGAAGAACTATATCAAATTATGGAGTTGATTCTCTTCAATCATTATCTTTAAAACCTGAATTAGATCAAGCGCAACAAAATTTATATTATTATCAAAATAAATTAGAACAGCAGAAAAAAGATGATAACACTATCTATTTATTTTTAATTCCGGATGTAAATAAAAGAATTTCAGCAAATGAAAATTATTATACATGTCCTTTAAGCGCATTTATTTTATCAGATAGTGAAAAATTAGCAATTTTAGATTTAATTGAACAAAGTGGCCAGAGAATGTTAACAGTAGATAATGCTATTCTTGATCTGCAATTTCCAAGATTCACATTAAATATGTCATTGATATTATGGGAAGGAACTACATATGATGCAGTTAGACAGGAAATTATATCAAAAACATCTGATTATTTTCTAAAAAATACTAGAAGAGATAGAATACCTGTTTCTGATTTAGTTAAAACAATAGAAGATATAGATGGAGTAGATTCCGTTAATGTATGGTTTGATGCATCAAAAGATAATATTAATATTTACAAAACACACTATGGAATTGATGAATATGGAGATATAATATTAGAGCGTTATGTTAAAGATGCATTTGGAAATAATGTTCCAGTAAGAGATATTTATCCATTAGTAAGAGGCGGATTTGAAAATGAATCTGGAGTATACTATGAAGATTCATTGGAAAAAAATAAACTATCATCAGTAAACATACAAGTTCGTGGATACACACAGAAAAATTTAAATTCAGAAGCTAATATTGCAATTGTAAATAATTTATAAGCATATGGCAACAAAATTTCCAGATAGAAGAAAATTATATACAGTAAGATCATCATATTATAGTCAAGCTAAACATATGAATGATGTTATTAAAAATCTTGGCTATGATTATAGAGGAAAGTTATTAAAGAAGGGGACATCTCCAGAATTATGGGCTAATCCACTTCAGGAGCCTTTATTTGCAACAATAGAAGGTATGTTAAATAATTTAATAGAAAACGCAAAAACTATAAAAAAGTGGTTTTCTATTGCGCATGATAAAAATACAACACTAATAAATTGATATGAATATAAGTAATTGGAAAGTATTCGATAAATCTGGAAGTTTACTTAATTGGGTAGCTGATCCATTTATACAATTGACGTTTAATTCACCCGCAGGAAAGAACGCAAAGGGATATCTTATAACTGATGCAAGTGGAAAAATCGTATCTTCAAAAATAACAAATAGTGGATATTTCTATGATGATCCGGATCAAATAACATTAACATATAAATACTTATACGACGATGAAATATACACACTTTCTCCTGCAGAAGCATCTATAAATCTTATAAATGTTTCAGTATTTAATCCAACGCAAACATACACTTATGGAATTGGTAGTTTAAAACTTGGAAATATAGATAAAACATTTGGCTATCCATCTGCAACATTTGCTGCCGCAATCTTTTTAAAACCTGTATCTGTAGGATTAGTTGAAACTGAACATCTTTATATCTTTGAAGAATTAGATAATGGAGATTTAATAAGACCGTATGATGCATCAGATTCTATATTAATATTTGAGTTTTTTGGAGAAGAGGATGAAATAGCATTTTTTCAAGTAGATGAAGAGAAATCTGAGATTTCTTGGGGAGACGCCGCAATTTTTGATGTAAGTTTATTTTCTAAGAATACACCTCTTCAACTTAATATAGGATTTAGATCTGAAGAAGAGGGAGTTTTTGAAAGAAGAATGAGAATATACCATATAGTTAATGATACTGCATATGTTATCGGAGAAGTAATTGTAAATGCTGAAGCTATAGGAGAAGATGAAAGATTTAGAACACATATAGAAAATTTTGGTTTGCCAGATCCAGTTAACATCAAACAAGTTTTAAAAGAAACTGATATAAATGAAGATCTTCCAGATTGGAAAATATTAAACTATAAATCAAAACATATTATTCTTGAACACGATAAAATAATGCCGTATGTTGGCACATACAAGGGTTTAATAAATGCGATTAAGTGGCTTGGATATGATGACGTCTATATTAGAGAATGGTTTTTAAATGTTAAAGAAAATAAAAAAATATCTTTTGTTGTTCCATATGATGCAAAAGACAGATTACAGACAATTTTAATGTTTGACAGTAATCAAAGAAAAACACTTAAAAAGCTTAATCAATTATCTCTTAATTATTGTATAAATAGAGAAACTGAAGAAACTGATATCTGGGGCACTCCTATAACTGAAAATTGTTACTCATATAATATTAAAGAAGTTTTTGTCAAATTACTAGGGTTAAAAAATTGGTTAGAAAAAAATATAATAGGTGTAAACTGTAGAATAGTTGATATAACAGGAGAAGGCATATATATAGAAAGATTTAGAAATTTATCTTATAATATAAGTGGAATTGGATTTAATTATAATGCAGAACAAAAATTAACTCCTTATGCAATAGACAAATCTTCTGAATTAATAGAAGGAAAGGCAGATATAAAAGCGTCTTTATTAGAATTGACAAAACTTAAAATATCTGATATACCATATAAATTTGAAGATTTTGCCAAATATGCATGGAATCCATTAGAACCAAGTAGATATTTTTCTATGAATGACCCCTCATTCTTAGAAAATTCAAGTGATTATTTAATAGTCGGAGCTCCACTTTCTTATCCTCTTGTTAACGTAAACGATGTTTTATATAGATTATCAACAGAAAAAGATTTTGCCGGAGTCATAGGTTCAACATTAGTCTCAAATCCTTTATTTGTCTTGGAAAATGATATAAGATTTTATAATACATTTGATACATCTTCAATATTTTTTGATACATCTACCTCTTTAACAATTTATATAGAGAAAGGATATTTAAGAGATGCAAGTGTAGATGAATGGGATAAATCTATTTCTTATTCATTTTATTCAGATCCATGTTCAAATGGATATATAATGGAAGCTTCTTCTGGAGTTATATATAAATTTTATGATTATCCTTCGCTTAATCCCAATACAAATTCATTACTTCAATATGCAATAGATGATAACTATAAAGTTCCACTTTTTGGCGTAAAGAACTATAAAACTATGGACTCTAGCGGAGTTAACTATTTATTCGATAAATTATATTATTTAGATATTATAGATGGAAAAATAGAAATGAATGCTGGAATAATA